CGAGTACACCTTGTTGTTAGGTAGTCCGTGCATGATGTTGCCGGACGCTGCACCAGTTGCCCCGCCCGAGTTGTTGAACGTTGGGAAGGAAACCTCTACAGTGATGTGACCCTGAACGCCAGCAGTGATAAGACCCGTAGCGGAAACGGTCGCAACCTTCGTCGGAGTGCCCGAAGGAATGTAGGTACTGGTAACGCCGAACGAACCATAAGCTACAAAGCTCGCGCCAGTAAGCTCTTCGGAAGTTGCAGTCGCTGCGTGTGTCTCAGCAATCGCTCCGGGGTTCACAAGGGTAACAGTCGTCGCGCTCGACGCCGTAGCGAAGAACGTGCCGTTGTTGGTTGGGTTGGTGACGAAACCGGCCACAACGAAGTCGAGACCTGCGAAAGCATTGCTGCCCCCACCGGTAAACGTACCCGTATAGACTGCGGTCGCCGTCTGGTCTTGCGCGGTACCTGCGTGCGTATCAGCAACACCGGCAACGTTGTTGAGTACCAACGTGGTAGCGGTAGAAGCGATGCACTCAAAGGTGCCGTTGTTAGCCGCGAGGTCGAAACCTGCGATGGCAAAGAGACGACCCTCGTAGGCATTGGAAGCCCCACCGGTGATGGTACCCGTATAGGTAGTCTGACCATTCACTGCTGCGGCTGCAGCGGTGAGCGTATAAGGTGCTGGGGAAGCTGCCGCGACAGAGGTGACGGTAAAGACAGTGCCAGCCGAAACTGGATTGCCTGCCACATCAGCAATCTCCGGGGTAAGCTGGAAGGTGGTAGGATACCCACTCGTACCAGACGTTCCGCTTAGAGAAAGCTTTACACCATTCTTGCCGGGGAGGGTGGAGATAGGATTGATGTTGCCCTTCGTTATCACCCGTGCTGCAACGCCCAAACCTGTGGTTTGTGCTGGAAAACTCATTGTTTATGTCCCTTTCTGAACATTTTCTACAACGCAAAAACAAACCCTCCCCTGTGTTTTAGGCACGAGGGGAGGAAGTTTATTAGCTGATTGCGGAAGCCGCGTCGATCTCGCGGATGCGGATCGTGGTATCAGGACCAAGGGAGGTCGTGAAGTGGACGCGGTACGAAGTCCATCCGGGGATCAACCCTTCAGGGTCGGCAACACTTGGCTCAGCGTTCTGAGTAATGTTGCACTTGATGTTGCTCCACTCGCCGTCTCCGTACGAAGTGTCGCCCTGTGCTCCAAGCTTGATGCTGTAGATGCCATCGCGCCCGAAGATGTAGGTGCGCAGTGCAGTCAAGCCGGTCACGCCCTTGTAGTTAGCGGTCGTGGTGACTTGGTTGCTCTGGAAGAAGTGAACGCCAGAACTCGGCAGTTCGATCATCTCGGTAAGGTCCACAGAGATGAGGTCTTCCATACGTGCGAGGCCCACCGGGGTGTGCTTCAGGATGTCAATCGGGCTGTTGTTGGAAACGTCAGAAAGCACGTCGCCCAACGCGAACGGGTGAATGACTCCGCAGAATGCCTTGCTTGCTTCATCGTAAGGTCGAACCGAACGACCGGCAAGAGACTGAACTGCGTTACGGATCTGGTTCAAGCTCAGCGAGGTAAAGCTGGTCAGCGAAGATGCACCAAGCTCAACAAGCACGCTGGAGTCAACGCTGGATGCGCCGTCAGCAGTTGCACGGACGAGACCAGAGAGACTCTCACCAAGACGGTACGCAAGCTCACGAGCAACGTTCTCAACAGTGCTGTCGATTGCCGTAGCAAGCGAAAGGCTGGAGAAGTTGGCGTAGTCAGCATACTCACCAATGGTGGCGGTGGTATTCAGAACAGAAACAGTGATCGAAGAACCCACGGTACCTTCGTTGGTCTGCGCGGTGTTAGCAGCCAAAGGAACGTACATGAACATTTCGTACTGGTTACCGCTCTTGGTTGGAAGGTCGAGACGTTCGCTGCAAGCAACGAAGGGGGTCTGTGCCTTGAGGTTTTCACGGAATTTCTTATCGTAGAATTTGACCGTGGACTGAGGTAGATTACCTTGTAGATTTCCCGCTGGAGTGTATCCCATTGTGAATTATTTCCTTGTAATCAGACATACACTTTCCTGACGACCTCCTCCCAGAAGTAGTAAAGATATAGTGTCAAGCCTTCAATGTGATAACAATCTCTCTGCCAGTAATCCGACTGGTGTTGACATTGCGCTGTCAAGGTCTTTGACAGGCTTATTGCCTCAGCACATAACTCAGGGAGCGCTTCCCAGTAATCCGACTGCTCGACGCTCTAGTACTTCAAACGAGTTGTTTACGCATGGTCAAGCCATGCCTTCCTAACCCGTAAATGTGTGGTACAAACGAAGCAACGCGATACCCGAGGTCGAAGTATAACTTCTGCGCCGGGTTCTCTACTTTGGTGTGAAGCCACGATCTGTCGTAACCTAACGCAATGTAGTGCTTCTCAAATTCGTTGATGAGAGCGGTAGCAAGTCCCTTGCCTCTGTAGGCCGGGTACGTTGCTACGCTCCAGATATAAGGTGCTCCTGCGTCGATCTCACTTACGAGATGAGCAGCCCACTTTCCGTTATCTTCTGCAACCCATGTCGCGTTATGCTTGAAAGCTTTCGCAAAGGATGAAGCGTTATACGGATCGTCAGGGTAAAGTTCCTTGACCATCGCGTCTACTGCACCTAGCTCACTAGGAATTGCAAGCCTGATATTCAAGCTTACCTCCGTTGCTGTCGCTTCGCTGCGGTCTCCGCTTCGATCTTGGCAACCAAGGCCGAGAAGCCCGGCTGTGTCAACCGACGTCTGTACTCATCCGACGTCATGTTGTCGATTGCTTGCTGACCGGTGTAGATCACCTTCGTCACAGGATGCTGGAACGTTAGCTGGTCTCCAACAGAAGATGTGACTGGGGTGCTATCTCCCGAGGAGCTATTACGGTTCAGACTAAGCGGTACACGAGACGCTGGAGGCGGTGTGGCAGTCTCACGGAGCGCAGGATGCTCTTCCACTACTGTAAGTACCTGAGCCTCTGCAAGGGGCACTACATCGCCAGCGGGTAGCTCTGTGCGTACGCCGTCTGGATTGTCTACGGTCACTCCTTCTACCACGGGGGCAGGGGGCGGAGTGTAAGTTGCGTTCTCGACTCGGGTAGTCGATGTGACGAGCACACCAGACGACTTCAAAGTGTCGTATGCATCTTGGAAATTCTCAGATACCGGCGCTAGATTGAACCGGCGCATCCAGCTTACGAGAGCCTGTGCGTTTTCATCACAGACAATGTAGTCCGGGTTGCGTGCCTGAAAGACTTCAACCTCGCGGATGGTCTTCAGGTTGTTGTTGTCCGTCTGCAGGTCGCGTAGCGTCGTGCGAAGCTCTTCTGCGGAACCGCCGATAGTTGCCTCGAACACAGTGGTGATGGCCTGATCGAAGGTATCTTCGTCAAGGATCTCACGCGACAACTGTGCGCGTTGCTCTTTGGTCAACGGCTTGGCATTGAACTCTTTGATCTGTGCGAAGCGCGGTGCGTCATCTCGTGCACTATCGTCAGTGATACCGAGACGGGCCTTCTTAGTCTGCTCGCGCAGCTTGCGCACTAGTAGGGTATTCTGCTCAGCAAGCAGGTACGGAAGCTCTGCCGGATCAGTGTACTTGAGAACTTGCTTCCCGCCGATTGGCAGGCCGTTCTCATCCGTAGGCTGGTACTCAAATGTCTTTTGTTCTAACTCAGTAGTCAATGTCTATCTCCTCCTCAAGAGATGCTTGGGTTGCGCGTGGTCCGAAGTCCATCAATCCATCTGTCGGATCGGTTGGCGCTTCAGTCTTAGCGGAACTTAACTCCGTACTGTACTGCTTGATTTCGTTGTTGATGCGCTGTGCAGCACCCTCCCATAGCTGTGAGGCAACCCTTGCTATCCGGTGACCTTCTACTACGGCTGTGTCGCTACCTGTGGGTAGCTTCATAAGTGCCATGAAAAATCTATCTACTTCAGCTTCGAATATCTTTTGGATATGCCTGAAGCCGGGAGTCTTACAAGTATCTGAAAGCTCCGCACGCTGATGATGAGCGAACTCAACGTCAGCTACAAATTCAATTGCCATCGACCCTCCCCGGTTGATGTATAAGATAGAGGCGCATTATACCTGTCGTTGAAGGCTACCCGGTTATTGGTTTGCCCCTCTGTCCCCGTTGTTATAGTAGAGATACGGCTCGACTTCTCAAGTCTCTTTTACCCGCCAGCACATGCGGGACCGAGTTGCTGGCTATACGGCCTTGCACTTAGCTTCCAGTGTTCCACTGGACGACGACCCTCTACCTTTTACGTTTCTCTTTAGACTGGAACTTGTTCCTGTCCTTCAACACCAGTCGGACTTGGCGTACCTTCTGCGGCCTCGCTCGATGCATTCTGTCGGAACGCATTCACAATGAGGTCACGCTTGATACGGTTGTTAGTCTGCTGGTCGTCCAGTTGCTGTTTCTGGTCAAACTTCTGCTGATTGCTCTGCTGCGTCACATTGGCCTTAGACTGCGCGATAGCTGCTTGAGACTGTGCTTGACGCTTCTGTAGCATCTGTGGTGTCATCTTCTTGATGATGTCATTGCGG